AAATTCTGCACAGATAGGCAGTAGCGGAAATTCTGCACAGATAGGCAGTAGCGGAGATTTTGCACAGATAGGCAGTAGCGGAAAAGATTGCGTTATTTGCTGCGCCGGTCACAATTCAGCCGTAAAAGCCAAAAAAGGCAGCTGGATTACGCTGGCTGAATGGGAATATTCTAAGGAAAAGGAACGTTATATTCCAAAATGCGTAAAAACGGAATTTGTGGACGGCGAACGAATTAAGGAAGATACGTTATATAAACTGATAGACGGTGAGTTTGTTGAGGCATAAAAAAACCGCCTGCCCTGAGGCAACAGGGACAGGCAACAAGAAAATTACACAAATATAAAATAACATAAAAGGAGCAAAATGTCAAGTGAAAGTTTTGATAGCATGTGAGGAATCGCAGGCAGTGTGCAAGGCATTCAGAGAACTGGGACATGAAGCGTTCAGCTGCGATATCATAGAATGTTCAGGCGGACACCCTGAATGGCATATAAAAGATGACGCTCTGAAATATATAAACGGCAGATGCAGCTTTGAAACCTGCGATGGAAAAATACATACTATTGACGAAAAATGGGATTTACTGATAGCCCATCCACCATGCACGTATTTAAGTAATGCAGGAGCTGCACGGCTTTACCCTCAAAAAGGATTAATTGATGCGGCACGATTAAAAAACGGTTTAAAGGCTAAAAGATTTTTTATGAACTTTTACAATGCTGACTGTGATAAAATTTGCGTTGAAAATCCTATACCAAGCGGTATTTTTGAATTACCAAAATATACTCAAATTATTCAACCTTTTGAACATGGTCACCCGTTTAGTAAAAAAACTTGTCTTTGGCTGAAAAATTTACCTCCTATCAAGCCTACAGAAATTGTTAAAGAAAATATAATTTCATGGGTTTCAGGAGGTTCAAAAAATAGCCATGGAAAACCTAGAAATCAATCCGGAACCAAATTTCGTGATGCAAAGACCCGTTCTAAAACATTCCCCGGTATAGCTCGTGCGATGGCTGATCAGTGGGGCGGACAAATATAAATTTAAATGTCAAGGAGGAAAAAATGAGTATTGATATAAATAAAATAGCGCAGGCAAAAATTACAGAAATGGAGAAAAACGGAGACATTAAGAATCATATTGAAGAAAAACTTCAAAAGTTAATTCTTGATTCGGTAACATCGGCTCTAAACGGATATGATGTGCAGAAAAAAATCAAAGAAAAAATAGAAAGTCAGATTTCACCTTGTCTTGATGCTATGGATTTTACGGCATATAATTCGTTTATTTGTGAAAAAGTTAAGCAAATTACTGAGGAATATCTAAAAGAAGATATTGCAAATAAGATTTCAAATACCTTTGAGAAAATTTTTATGCAGAAACGTGAAAGCATTAAGCTTTCAGAAATCTTTAAATCATACCGTGAATGGCTTATTGGCGATTTAGAAGAAGATGAGCGGTATGAGCTTAACAACGAGTTTTATGCAAGCATGGAAGATGATAAGGATTATTGGCTCGAATGCAGTGTATCTAAAGAAAAGCCGACTAATAGTTCAATTTATCCCGTCAATAGAAAAGATATTTATACCTGTGATTTTGGATTCAGGGTACATAAAAAATATAATGAAAACGGAGTGGGATATATAGGTCTGGTTTATTTTGAAGGTTCAAGTGTAAAAGATGTATTGAAAATTACTTCATATAACAAATTTCAATCATTGCTCCTTAATCTGTACTACAACAAAACTCCGGTTATCCTTGATATTGAAGACGAAAGCAATATTGATACTAGTCTGGGGTTGGATATTTAATGTCAAAAAGCGGAATTATGTGATAATGAAGAAATTGAATTTATATCAATGCTTTATTCTGAAAATGATGAGGAGGAAAAATAAAATGTACACAGGGAAAACCCATACAGTATATGGAATAGCATATTTTAATGATGTCATATACAGTTCGATTTTTTACGAAAATAAGGACGATGCGGAACAGTTTGTAAATGACGGTATCGGTGAAAAAATTATAAAAGTACATTTGACAGACGAATCATATAAAGTGTTAAAGAGAAAAGGAGTTATAAGATGAGCTGCATTTACGATTATGACAGTCCTTGCGAGTGTGATATTGAAGCATGCAGAACCTGTTATAAAAATCCGGACAAGCCGGAACCGGATTGCGATTTTATGAGAGATTTGGAAAGCGGTAAAGACTCATGATACTTGCAGATCCTAAAACCCATGATGAATGGTTATCAGCACGTTGTGCAGGTATTGGCGGAAGTGACGCGGCGTGTGTTCTGGGAATGAATAAGTACAAGACAAATGTGCAGCTATGGAAAGAAAAAACCGGGATTACAGTTCACAAAGATATTTCGGACAAGCCTGCTGTTGCATACGGAAAGCAAGCAGAGTTCCATTTGAGGGAGTTATTTGCACTTGATTTTCCCCAATATGATATTGAATATCATGAATACAGAATGTATGCAAATGACAAATACCCGTTTATCTTTGCAACTCTGGACGGCGAATTGACTGATGAATCAGGCAAAAAGGGAATTCTCGAAATCAAGACTACAACAATTCAGAATTCTTCTCAATGGGACGAATGGGACGGTGGAGTTCCGCAAAATTATTACATACAGGTATTGCATCAGATGCTTGCTACAGGCTGGAATTTTGCAGTACTAAAGGCACATATCAGGTATTTTAAAAATAATGATATATGCACCGCAACCAGACATTATTTCATTGACCGTAATGAAGTGCAAGAGGATATAAAAACACTCCTCGAAGCTGAAATTAAGTTTTGGGAGCATGTACAAAATAAAACAAAACCGGCATTGATTTTGCCGGAGATTTAGGAGGGAAACAATGGACTTTAAATTACAAACGGACTTGAACACTTTGCCGTCTGTTATAGAATTTAACTATAGTGAACTAAAAGCCGAGATGACTGAAAGACTAAAATATTACAATAATTTAGTGGTTTCAGAAAACAGCATTAAGTCGGCAAAAGCTGATAAAGCAAATTTAAATAAATTAATAGCAGCCATTGAAAGTGAACGAAAAGAAGTCAAAAGACGTTGCCTTGAACCGTATAACGATTTTGAAGCTAAATGTAAAGAACTTGTTATGTTAGTCAAAGCCCCTGTTGTTGCAATTGATAATCAAATAAAAGAATTTGAAAACATAAAGAAGCAAGAAAAATATGACGAACTGAAATCTTGCTTTGATAATTACATAGGAGATATGGCTGATATCATTAAATTTGATAAGATTCTTAATCCTAAATGGGGCAATGCCACAGCAAAAATTGATACCCTGAAAGCGGAAATTGAAGATAATATTGACCGTATCAAGAAGGAACTTGAAACGCTTAATGCCGAATATGCAGACAAGCCGTATAAAGCCGCTGTGATTTCCGAGTACTGCAAAGAATACAGTACAAGTCAGGCATTGGTATATGCCGCACAGCTTCAGCGTGAAGAAGAAATGCAGAGGAAAGTTCTTGAACAGACAAAAACGCAACCAGTACAGCAGGAAGTTGTTCAGACTGTTTCAGCATCGCAATCCCAGCAGCCTAAAGAACAGTTGGGAACATGTGCATTTCGTGTAATTGGAACATATAATCAGATTAAAAACTTACGTAAATTTATGGTAGATAACGGTATTAAATTTGAGACGATTAAAACGGAGGGAAATTAAAATGGCAGTAAAAAACAGTTTAGTTAAACCGGGTGGAAAAAAAGTCCCGTTCACAGTTCAGCTTCAAAGCAAAAGTTATCAGAATCTAATTAATACAACACTCCGAGATAAAAACACAGCTAACCGCTTTATTGCTTCTATTACATCGGCAGTGAGTGCCAATCCTGCGCTACAGGAATGTGACGCCGGTTCAATTCTTTCAGCCGGATTACTTGGCGAGGGCTTGAAGCTTTCCCCGTCTCCGCAGTTGGGACAGTATTATTTAGTACCGTTTAATGATAATAAAAACGGGCGAAAAGTTGCACAATTTCAGCTAGGATACAAAGGATACATACAGCTTGCGATTCGTTCTGGTCAGTACAAGAAATTAAATGTATTGCCGATAAAACAAGGAGAATTGATACACTTTAATCCTCTTGAGGAAGACATTGAAGTGCAGTTGATTGAAAATGAAATTGACCGTGAAAATGCTCCTACAATCGGATATTATGCAATGTTTGAATATATAAACGGCTTTAAAAAGGCTATTTATTGGAGTAAAGAAAAAATGGAATCTCACGCTGAAAAGTATTCAAAAGGATATCAAAAGCGTTCCGGTTATACATTCTGGGAGAAAGATTTTGACGGAATGGCTTGCAAAACCATGTTAAGACAATTAATCAGCAAATGGGGTATTATGTCAATAGAAATGGAAAAAGCCGTTACAAATGATATGGCAGTTATTAATGAACAGGGTGAAGCGGAATATGTAGAAACAGTTCCTGAAACCGGAGAAGTTATTGAAACAGAAGAAGTTGTAGAATCAGTCACTACTGAGCAACCGCCTCTTGATGATTTTTCCAGTATAATGGAGGGATAACGTATGCTGAACAGAGTGATATTAATGGGTCGGATGACTGCCGATCCTGAGCTAAGACAAACACAAAGCGGTATTTCATTTGTAAAATTTAATATAGCCGTGGACAGAAAATTTAAAAATGATAACGGCGAACATCAAACGGATTTTATTAGTGTTACTGCATGGAGAAAGACTGCTGAATTTGTAAGCAAATATTTTTCCAAAGGTAAAATGATTATTGTTGAAGGAAGTCTGAGAAATAATGACTTTACTGATGCAAACGGCGTAAAGCATTATTCCATGGACGTGTTGGCAGACAGCGTTTCATTTGCAGGCAGCAGGAACGATAATAATTATACTGCAAATACACCGCAAACCACACAGGTATCAAATCCGGTAGAAGACGTTCCACACGGAGATCTAGCCGACTTTGAGGAAGTAATTGCCGGTGATGAACCGCCGTTTTAAAAGTTACAATTTGATTACAAAATAAAGTTAATTGCATATTTTAATGCAAATTCAGCAGTGAATCTGCCCATTAGTGAGGGGGTGAAAGGTTGGAAGAAAAAAGAAGTTTTATACTATACAGCAGTTACATGGAACAATTTAATGAGTTATCAGATGAACAAGCAGGTAAACTTATCAAGGCAATATTTATGTATGCAGAGAAAAAAATTATACCAGAATTTGATGATGGTATGGTAAAAATGGCATTCAGCTTTATAAAAAGCAGGATTGACTTGGATTTGGAAAAATGGAATAAAACTCGTGAAAAACGTTCCGAAGCCGGAAGAAAAGGCGGCAAGCAAACCCAAGCAAATCAAGCAAATGATTCTTTGGTTAAGCAAACCCAAGCAAATCAAGCTGTTAATGTAAATGATAATGTTAATGTTAATGTAAATGATAATGTAATAAATATACCCCCTATATCCCCCAAGGGGGATAAGCCGAAGAAAAAACCTGAAACAGACTCTTTCAGTAAATCTTTTGATGATTTTTGGAAAGCGTATCCGAAGAAGGTTTCAAAGTCTAATGCGTTAAAGGCATGGAAAAAACTTAAACCAAACGACGATTTAGTCAGGGAAATCCTTTCTGCTTTGGAGAAGCAAAAACAATCTTCTCAGTGGCAAAAGGATAACGGACAGTTTATTCCATATCCTACAACATGGCTTAATGGTAAACGTTGGGAGGATGATTTAAATACAGGTGAGGAGGAATCCCATGAACACAATAGCAGACTATACGAAGGACTTCTCTGACGGAAACAAATTAAGCTATGAAGATTTTGCACGTCAGCGCTGCAAATGGTACAACGACACTCAGGGAAATCTTCCATACATAAACTGCGATATCTGCAAAAATAAGGGTTACATTGCAGAGCTTGATACGGATTTAAATGAGATCAGAGTTGAGTGTAAATGTATGTCAAAGCGAAAAAGCATAAAAAATCTTGAACTGAGCGGATTGGGAAATCTGATAAAAAAATATACATTCAATGCGTATGAGACGTCAAAACCATGGCAATCGGAAATCAAGAAAAAGGCGTTGTTATTTACGCAAAATTCAGGCGATTCATGGTTTTATGCAGCAGGACAGTCCGGAAGCGGCAAGACCCATATATGCACAGCTATATGTACTAGGTTTATTTCAACTGGTAGATTAGTGAAGTATAAAGTCTGGCGCAATTTGTTTCACGAGTTACAAAGTAATCAGTTTGATGAAACAGAATATAAAAATAAATTTAAATCCATTTGCGATACTGATATTCTGTATATTGACGATTTTCTGAAATCCAATTCAAATAACAGTAAGTTCAGTGATGAATTGAATTTTGCATTTGAAATCATTAACAGCAGATATAACGCCAACAAAAAAACAATTATTTCGTCTGAACTGCTGATATCGGATATAAACAAATACGATTCTGCACTGGCTGGACGAATTGCAGAAAAATCAGCAGGGTTTACTATTCAAATCCAGAAAGACGATAATAAAAATTATAGGTTAAGGTGAGGCAGTGAAATACATAATTGACGAGATACCGCCTAGTAATAATAAATTTTTAGGTAGGACGAATAAATGGGAGTATCAGGAAAAAAAGAAACATTGGGCGCAGTTGATTAATTTAAAATGCAGACCAAAACCCGAAAAAACGTTTGACAAAGCAACAGTAAAGATTACGTATTATTTTCGTACTAAAATAAGACATGATCCTGATAATTACAGCGGTAAGTTTATTCTTGACGGATTGGTCAAAGCCGGAATTATTGCTGATGACAGTTTTAATAATATTAATCTGATACTGTCTGGAAAGTACGATAAGGATAATCCAAGGACGGAAATTGAAATTATAGGAGGACGCCATGAATGAAACTGAAAGAATTATATCAAGTTTGTATGAACAATGGAATGTGATTCGTGTAATGATTGTAGTTTTGTTTGTGAAGAAACAGGCATATGTAAATGGAAATACGCCGATAAGGTTGAGGAGGTATTGAAAGATGAATAGAGAGATATTGTTCAGGGGTAAGCGTGTTGATAGTAGTGAATGGTTTGAAGGATCATATTGGCTTTCACGTTCGGCGGTCAGAGAAACAACTTACATAACGGATGGCTATGGAAATTTATTTTGTGTTATCCCCGAAACAGTAGGACAATATACAGGTCTGAACGATAAGAACAACGTTAAGATTTTTGATGGTGATATAGTTACAGTTGAAAATCCTAACATATCAGATGATGAATATGGAATTGTAAAATTTGATAATGATGGCGCAATGTTTATTGTAGAATTCGATACATTTACAGTTGATTTTGGAAATAACATTGACGGTAATCGATGCGAAATAATAGGTAACATTTTTGACAATTCTGAGTTGCTGAAGGGAGAAGAAAATGAATGAAAATAATACCGATATCATTGAAAACTGCGAATAACTATGTCACGGATCATCATAGGCATCATAAAAAATGTGCAGGTTGTAAATTTTGCATCGGTTTACAAAATGACGGCGATGAATTAATAGGTGTTGCAATTTGTGGTCGTCCCGTCAGCAGATATTTAGACGATGGTTGGACGTTGGAAATCAATCGACTATGCACTGATGGCACGTATAATGCGTGCAGTAAATTATACGGTGCATGTATCAGAATTGCACGGAATATGGGGTACAAAAAAATCATTACATACACATTGGCGTCCGAACCAGGGGCTAGTTTACGTGCCAGCAATTTTGAATATGATGGCGTTGCAGGCGGCAAAATGTGGACAGGTGATCGTAAACGTGATAATGGCGTCCCCCAGGAAATGAAACAGCGTTGGGTTTATAAAATTATGGGGGGAGAGAAAAATGAATGAAAAATTAAAACCGTGTCCGTTTTGTGGTGGCAAGGCAAATGTGGGTTAGATGACTTTAATAATAAATATCTGGTTATGTGTAAGTGTGGTGTGATGATGGGAATATCGCTCGAAATTGGCGTAGAAATAATAAATGGTTGGACTGCTGAATTTGAATCAGTTGAATTAGCGGTCGAGAATTGGAACAGGAGGGCTGAAAATGGCAAGGTGTGAGAATTGTTATCATACATGCCTCAAAACACCGTCTAGAATGCGCTGTAATCAATTTTGAATGTGTTATAATGGAATTACAGGGTTAAAATCATAACGCCTAAAAACGGGCGTAAAATTGAAATATGGAGGTAATAAGAATGGAAACTAGAGAACAAATATTACGGCGAGACTTTTCTGATGAATTTATTGCAAAAATGAAAAATGCTATTGAGGTGTCCCATTATAAATATGGATGGTGTTCTCAAAATTATCCGGAATTAGCCCAAGCTTACAAAAGTATAAAAAGACGTTTAGAGCTGTATGAGGAAACCCATAACACCGAATATCTTGTAGACGTAGCAAATTTTGCCATGATAGAGTACAAATATCCGTCATTTACTAACGCAAAATATATGCCTACTGACAGCGATAAATCACCGGGATTAACTGATGGTATTTCATACAAAGAACTTATGGAGGATTGAAAAATGACAATTAATGAATATCAAAATGAGGCAATGAGAATAGCAAGCGGAATGAATCAAAATTATCCGATAATAGTGAACGGGCTAATGGGATTAAACGGAGAAGCAGGAGAAGCTATTGATATACTGAAAAAACATTTGTTTCAGGGGCACGAATTAGACAAGGAACATCTAGCCAAAGAACTAGGCGATTGTGCATGGTATATAGCTGTTAGTGCTAATGCACTAGGGTATGACTTGGAAGCAATTTTACAAATGAATGTGGATAAATTGCGAACTAGATACCCAGACGGATTCGTAACAGAAAAATCGTTACATAGAATTGAGGGAGATATTTAGAATGTCAACACATAAACGATTTACACGTATATGCGTTTCATGCGGTGTTGAGATGCCGAATTCAGGCAGTTCTAAAAAATATTGTACCGAGTGCGCCAAAGAACGGCATCGCAAAAATAGACGTGAATATATGCGAAATATCAGAAATTCAGGTGAATACATATCTCCTGCAAATGAAGTCAAACGGTCGAGGTCAAATAGCATGAAAAGAATTAACGATATTGCCCGAAATACCGTAAACTATGGAGAATATCAAGCTAAAAGAATGGAGAATTAGGAGGAGTGAGAGGTTTGACTGCTAAGGAATATTTGACGAGAGCAAATAATATTGATTTGGAAATAGATAGTTTAAACATATCTATACAAAAATGCCGTGAACGTGCAACTAAGATTACGAGTGTTTTTTCTGATTTGCCAGCGCAACATAATGGTGATGTATCCGATAAAGTAGGCTTGAATGTGGCTGAGATGGTTGACTACGCTACAAGGGCTTTAGAAATGATGAAAGAGTCTGAGCAACTAAAAGTTGAGATTACGATACAAATACATAAAATGCCAAATAAGCTATACGCAGCATTATTGATTGATAAATACATATCAAACATGACGTGGCAAGAAGTAGCAGAACATATAAACAAGGAATATGATTACACAAAAGGAGTGCTTCATGATAGGGCTTTATCTAATTTTGCAAAAATAATACAAAACAAATAAATTATATGTTACTTTATTACACTTTTTACCCTTTTATTCAGTAATAAAATATGATATTATAGTACTATAGAAACAGGGCGAAAGCAGCACCGTCCTGTTTCTAACCTCTCTTCTACATTGTTTTATTCCTTGACTACAGCCGTTGAAACTTAGACGGCTGTTATGCAGTCAGTAGTTTCGGTCGGTGCAACTCCGATAGACTGCGCCAAGCATTAGAGTAGTTTCCGGTTGCAACTATTTAGCCTGATTAGGATACGTCCGAAACGGTAAAACCGGATTAATAGAACCTCACGCACCTCTCAACGATGTGTCCCAGTGAGGGCTTTTTATAAAAAAATATTTTGGAGGGTCATAAATGAAATTAAATAAAATAATTGCAGCAGGTACAGTACTTACAATGGCTTCTGCCCTATTATGCGCTTGTACTCAGGCAGAACGAGCTACATATAACGTTCAGCAGCAGGCGGATAATTTTAATATTGAAAGACGTCTAAGCGTTATCAATATGAGGTCGGATAAACCTATTCTTGAGTTAACAGGATATTTTTCAATATCAAATAACAGCAATAAGGAATTGGTAGTAACCAGTGAAATCGGACAGAAAAAGTATAAAGTTGATTATGTCTATTTGAACGATTGGACTATGTACACAGTGGAAGATATCTCCGGTGCACATGTTGACCCTTATCACTATGAAATTAATTTCCAGCCTGAAATGATTCAGCCGTTTACTGTTACTTCATACGATTAAATAAATTATTCAAGCATCTCCCCGGAGGTGCTTTTTTCATGATTAAATTTATTATGGTAGGTGGTGATTTTGAATAATGAAAACTTAAAAAAAGGAAATCCAGATACACAGTTCCGAAGCGGTCGTGAAGCGGTCGAAAATGGCAGAAAAGGCGGTAAAGCCTCCGGAATATCAAGAAGTTTTAAGAGTGCGTTAAAAAAGAAGTTCAAGGAAAATCCGGAGCTTTATGAAGAGCTTATAAATATGCTGACAGATGAGGCATTGACTGAAAGAAACCTTAAAGCGGCAGATATGCTGATTGACCTTATGGGCGAATCCGTTCAGCGTGAAAACCATGCTTTGAAGCGTAAAGAATTAAAATTAAAGGAAGATGCTGTTAAAGGCGTTCCGGAAAAATCAGAAGAACCCACGTTATATAAAGCCTTGGAGGACGATACAAAATGACCTTTAAAAAATTATCTCCTAAACAAAAAACCGTTTTCAAATGGTGCTATAAGGACGATTACAAGGCGATTATTTGCGATGGTGCTGTACGTTCGGGTAAAACCATTTGCATGATTACATCATTTATTTTATGGGCTATGAGACGCTTTGACGGCGCAACATTCGGTATATGCGGTAAAACTGTACGTTCGGCAGAACGTAATATTATTATGCCCTTGCAATCAATAGTTGATATTACACATTATTTCAAAGTTACTTATACCCGTTCCGTCAATCTGCTGACTGTTGAGGGAATGGGAAAGAAAAATTACTTTTATGTTTTTGGCGGTAAGGACGAATCGTCTTACATGCTGATTCAAGGCATCACGTTAAGCGGTGTATTTTTTGACGAGGTGGCATTAATGCCGCGTTCATTTGTTGAACAGGCAGTAACAAGAACGCTTTCAGTCGAACAGGCTAAATTATGGTTTAACTGCAATCCGGACAATCAATTCCATTGGTTCTATACCGAATGGATTCAGAAAGCTGATGAAAAAAACGCACTGCATTTACATTTTTTGATGTCAGATAATCCTATTCTCTCCCCTGCACAATTGGAATCTGCTGAAAAACAATTTACAGGAGTGTTTCATGACAGATATATTAAGGGACTGTGGGTATCAGCGGAGGGGGTTATTTACAAGCAGTTTGCAGACAATTCGTCAAGATTCTTAGTTGATCCTGTTACTCTGAGAGGTAAGCTTCACCCATTTGATATCATGTACTGCAATATCGGCTTTGACTTTGGTGGCAACGGTTCGGCTCATGCCGGAATATGTACTGGATTTTCAACAGCTTTGCAAAAAGTGATAATACTTGAAGAATATTACCGCAAAGAGGTTATAACGCCTGTTCAGCTTTATGAAGACATCATTAATTTTATACGCAGATGTCAAAGTAAATATAATGTTTATGATATTTATTTTGACAGTGCAGAAACGACACTCATAAAAGGCATTAAATCTGAACTGATCAAAAAACAAATACCGATAAATCCGCACAATGCCAGAAAATCTGAAATACTTGGAAGAATTCGCTTTACCAATCAAATCATGGCACAAAACAGATTTTTTATTATGAATAATTGTAAGTACATCATACAAGCTTTTCAGTCGGCTGTATGGGATTCAAAAAAGATTGATGATGTCCGTCTTGACGATGGAAATTTCAACATAGACAGCCTTGATGCATTTGAATACAGTGTTGAACCGCTGATGAATGATATTATAGAGATTGGAGGATTAAATGGCTGATGAATATTTTACAGGACGCTAAACAAGCATTTCCGAATCTGGAAATTCTGAATCTTACAGATAATTACAAGGATATGGGACTGCACAAACATATATTTCAAAATAATCCCCCATGGCGGCGCACAAGAGCTTCCGGACTATACGCTAAAGGATTTCGTAACAGAAAGCTTCTGAATGCAGCTAAAGTTATATGTGATGAATTTTCAGCTATGACATTTTCGGAACAGGTTGAAATTACTCTTGACAATGAAGCGTATCAGGAATACATAAATAGTGTACTGAATAAAACTGGATTTTGGCGCAAGTTTCCTGAGATTTTGTCTTATGCCTATGCAATGGGCGGTTGTGCATTAAAAATTTATGCTGATAATTCAAAACCAATGATTGACTATGTTCAGGCTGAACATTTTCTTCCGATAGGCTGGACGGGCGAAACTGTAACCGAATGCGTATTCCTCACAACTTCTTATAAAAACGGTAATTATTATACCCTTATGGAAAAACACGGGACTAATAAAAAAGGCATTACTGTAATTGAAAATTCAGCATATAAAAGCAGCATAAAGGACAGCCTTGGGACAAAATGCGCTGTTTCTGAAATGTTTCCGTCCCTTACCGATTACATAACTTACGATAATATACAGATTCCTATGTTTTGCTATTTCAAGCCCTGTGTATCAAACAACATCGAAACGGATTCCCCTCTTGGCTTATCGGTTTTTGCAAATGCTGTGGATACTCTTGAAACGCTTGATATTGCGTTTGATAGTTTCAGCCGTGAATTTATCTTGGGCAAAAAACGAATTATTGTTCCGGCTCAATGTATAAGAACTGTTGTCGACCCATTGACAAACAGTATGCGCCGCTATTTTGATGCAGATGATGAAGCATTTATAGCTTTAAAAACGGAAGAAAATGAAACGCTGAAAATTACTGATAATACAACTGAACTGCGTATTGAAGAACATGTATCCGCTATTAACGCTCTGCTTAATATTCTTTGTTTTCAGATCGGATTGTCCGCCGGCTCATTTTCGTTTGATTCAGTACAGGGAATGAAAACAGCCACCGAAGTTATTTCACAGGACAGTAAAACGGCAAGAACTATTAAATCCAATAAAAATATAATTACCGAAATGCTTGAACAGCTTGTACACAGTCTTATTGCATTAGGTACGGCTCTTGATCTTATTCCTGTAAAGGAATATGCTGTTACTGTAGGTTGGCAGGATAACATTATTATTGATGATAATACTTTGATTGACAACAATATAAAACTTACGCAAGCAGGCTTAAAATCAAAATTGAATGCTATTATGGAGGTTCAAAAATGTGACGAAGAAACTGCGCAGCAGGAACTTGACCGTATTTCAAAAGAACAGTCGGTAACGGGAATTGATATTGACGATTTTCTGAATGGCGGTGAAAACAATGACAAAACTGGAGATGATGCGGCTCAGTCAAAGTCTGAGTGATTTATACACAGGACTTGAAACCGATCTTATTGCTAATATCGCCGAATATTTAGCTGCCGGAAATATTGACAGTCCTACAGCACAGTGGAAAATACAGATGCTTGCACAGCTTGGCGCGCTAGACAAATCAAACATAAAAGTTATTACAGAATATGCGGGAATCGCTCCGGATATGCTGACAGAGGTTCTTGAAACCGCCGCACTTTCTGCTGTTGAGGAACTTGAACCCGGTTTTCAGAAGCTTGCAAGGAACGGTATTATAAACGGTACGGAAGTACCAATTGAAAAAACCATGGCAAGAGCGCTTACCTCTTATCAAAAACAAGCAAAACAGTCTCTTAACATGGTTAATACTGTTATGCGGTATAAAGCAAAATCAGCAGCACAGAAAATTATCAATGATACTGCTGAACTTGCCGAAAAGCAATCTTTTATTAATACGCTTAATAAAGCGACCGGAAAGGTTGTAACAGGTGCAGAAAGCAGACAGGCAGCTATGAGGCAATGTATCAAAGAAATGTCTGAAAAAGGCATTCCAGCATTTGTGGATAAGCTAGGAAGAGAATGGTCTCCAGAAGCTTACATAAACATGGATATTCGTACAACAGCAAATAATGTTGCCCATCAGGCACAGTTTGACCGTATGGAGGATTACGGGGTTGATTTGATTGAAGTATCAAGTCATGCCGGAGCACGTCCTAAATGTGCAGAAGATCAGGGTAAAATATTCAACCGTAAGAACAAAGACGGTTTTACAACCGACCTGCATGGCAGAAAAATAAAATATTATTCATGGAAAAAATCAAGCTATGGTGAACCTGACGGAATTCTTGGCATCAACTGCGGACACCATATTTATCCTTTTATTCCGGGCATTTCTTATCAAAAATATTTTCCGTATGACGAATACGACAATCAGGAACAGTACAAAAAAGTACAAGGGCAGAGAGAGCTTGAAAGGCGTGTGAGAAAATCAAAACGTGAATGCATATCGCTGGAATCTGTCGGCGATACTGAGGGACTGAAAAAAGCTAAAGAAACGCTTAAAACACGGCAGCAAGCACTTAAACAATATTGTACCGATAATGATTTGAAATATAAGCCCGACAGAACAGCGGTAGTTAATTATAAAAAGTCTGTTGCCGGATTTACCACATCTGATAAGAAAAAGCGTATTGCGGAAATCAAGACGAAATCTGTTGACAATTCCGGTGGAAGTGGTACTGTGCTAAAAGTTAAAAATCCAGTTTTAACGCCTGGCATAGTTTCTGACAGGAAATTTTATAAATCAGATAATTTGGTGATAAATCCTAAATTAAAGAATGACGTAAAAAACGGATTTGTTGATGCTGCAAATCAAGTCTATGGACGATTCGGCAGAAAATTGGATATAGAAAAAATTGACGTGGTTAAATCAGGTAGTACAAGATACATGCAAGCTGCATACGACCCATTGACAAAAACTATTAAACTGGTAAATTCTTCAATGGGCACTTATGAGAAAAAAGCTGAGAAACTTTTTGCTGATAACTGGAATGCAAGTAAAGATAAATATGGAACGTTCTACCATGAAATCGGCCATGCAATTTGGGAAGATCTTTCGAGCGAAGCTAAAGCTCAAATCAGTGCTATATATGAAGCTGAAAAGCATTCCGCTTATTTAAAATGGATAGAAGCAGGCGGCTCAAGTTCCGGAAAAAGTCAAGTTGATTTTTTCGGAAAGGCGTTGTCACGCTATGGAGCAACAAACAAAAACGAATTTTTTAGTGAAGCTTTTTCTCAAATAATGTCAGGCAGGATGAGACCAGTATCACGCCAGGTTAATCAAATATTGCAGGAAAAATATGCATCTGTGCAGCTTAATAAAAATGTCCTTGACAAATTCGAACAGGGTGGTATAATAAAGACAGATGAAGTAATAGGCAGAAGTGTAGGTGCTTCTGCTAAGAATTATCCTGTAAAACTTCCTGATGGAAATCATGCAAAATTTGCAGAGGGTTCAACAATTACTAAAATTAAGGTTTTTGCTGGAAATGGTACGAATGTCCCGATACGTGATGCCATTTATCTTGAAAGTAATTATGGCATTCCAGCTGAAAAATGGCAAAAAGTACGTGGTGAGGGAATTATAATTGAAAACGGAAAAAAGCGTACTGTAGAAATACATTGGTATGAAGCTGATGGTGAAAAAATTAAAATGAAGGTAAAGAGGTATTTAGATGAAAGTTAAATATATTGGAACGATAAGCGATCCTATGGAGCTTATAACAGGTAAAATTTATGATTGCTTAGGACAAGAGAAAGATAGATACAGGGTTATAGATGAGACTGATGAAGATTATTTATACCCTGTAGAAGAGTTTGAAATAGTTGAGGAATAACCGCCCACTGAGGCGGTTTTCTTATGTTCAAAATTTAATAGTTTTTAAGCATCTCGAAAGAGGTGCTTTTTTAATGCTCAAAATCAAAAATAACCCATCGAGCAGTTAACTGAAATTTAAGTTAATTTTGCCCAATATGTTCCGTGCGGTCACGCACTGTCCTAAGTATGACATAAAACTGCTTAGAAATTTTATGGAGGTAATTTTATGGAAAATGAAACAAACGTAAACGAGCAGCAGCCGAACGAACCTACTAATACGGAGCCTGCCGGGGCTTCAACCGGTGGAGGTGATCCTAAACCTACTACCCCTGCACAAAATACAGAATCCAATAAAGAGCCGCAAAAAGCCGATGAAAAAGACGATACGCTTTCATCTGAGGAACTTGCTGAATTCCGCAAGTGGCAGGAATCCCAGAAATCCGATGCAGAAAAACAGGCGGCGGCAATCGGCAAAGCTGAAAAAGCACGACTTGCAGCGGAGGAAAGAGCAGCGGCGGCAGAACTGAAATTAACGGCTATGTCAAAAGGTGTTTCCTCTGAAGCTTTGGGAGATGTTATTGCTCTTGCTAAAACCAAAATCACAGACAAGGTCACAGCTGAACAAGCTATTGATGAAATTATCAAAAAATACCCTGCATTTACTGAATCGTCAAAACCGGGTATTACAACAGGAGTCAGAACAGGAGGTAATACTCCCCCTGTATCTTCTGCAAAAGCTATAGACATTATCAGAGCCGAACAGGTTAAAAGAAAATAAGGAGGTAAATTTTTATGTCATACTTAAAAGACGAACTTTCCGGTTTTATTCCGGAAGAAATTTCAGGCGAAATAATTAAGGACGTTGCAAGAGGTTCAAGTATTATCAGACTTTCAAAAGCAGAGGAAATGAAAACAAACGAGAAGAAGGTTCCGGTCATGACTTCCGGCGCAGGAGCTTACTGGGTGGGTGAAGGCGAACGTATCAAGACTTCCGGCGCAACATGGATTTATCCAAAGTTAATTGCCAAAAAGCTGGCTGTTATCATTCCGGTAACAAAGGAAAAACTTGAAGATACTACTATTGACGTATTTTCAGAACTGCGCCCAAGTATTTCAGAAGCGTTTTATAAGACAATTGACGCCGCTTGTATTTTCGGTACTGATTCCCCGTTTGAGACATCTCTTTTCGGTAAAATTTCAGATGCCGGCAATACGATTTCCGCAACAGACAAAATTGACATTGACGTTTCAGATCTTATGTCAACTGTTGAGGAAAATGGATTTGACGTTAACGGCTTTACCGCCACTATTGGCGTTAAGGGCACTTTGAGAAAACTCAGAGACAATAACGGTGCGTCTCTTTTCATTGAGGGTACAAATCAAAAAGAATTCTACTCTCAGCCTATTGAGTTTGTACGCAACGGAGCATGGGATAAAGAAAAGGCTGTCATTATCGGCGGAGAGTGGAAGTACTCACTTTTTGGTATGAAACAGGGCATTGAATTTGAGATACTCAAAGAAGCAACCCTTCAAAATACTCTTGATGCAGACGGTAAACCTATTTCTCTTGCTGAACAGGATATGGTTGCTATCAAGGCTACTATGCGTGTAGGGTATCTTTGTGTTAAGGAAAATGCTTTTGCCGCTGTCGTTCCTGCTGCTGAAACAACTCCTGATACTACACTATCAAGCCTTTCTATTGGTTCGCTTAATCTTTCCCCTGCTTTTAATAAAGATACAACTGCCTACACTGCGTCAACATCTAATGCAACTAACACTATTACAGCAGTTCCGTCTGATTCAAACGCGGTTGTTGAAATCAAGGTCGATGAAACTGCTGTTGATAACGGTGGTTCTGCAACATGGGCAAGCGGTGAAAATACAGTAATAATTAAAGTGACAAACGGTTCTTCCGAAAATACCTATACTATTGCGGTATCAAAATCATAATGATCAACTTCTATAAAAATACATGGCACGGTTCATTTGACGGTACAGACGAGGAGCTTTCACTGCTCCTCTCACGTTGTACCGATATTGTAAACAATGCAATAGCTTTCAGCGGTTATACAGTCGATACAGTACCGGATATTTTTAAGGCAAGGGTAAGCAAGGCAGTTTGCGCCCATGCCGATTACATAGACAATAACGGCGGTATTGACAGTCTGACAGATAATTCATATAATTCTGTTTCCTTGGGTAAATTCAGCTATTCAACTGATACTTCCGGCAACAAAAATAACGGCTCAGTTACTTTGTGCCCTTTGGCGCAGGGATATCTTGCACCTACAGGATTGCTTTACAGAGGGGCGGCGGTATTATGAGACCTATACCCAAAAGACTGCTGATACATACGGCTGAATTAAAAACTGTAGGTATAAATAATACGTGGCAGGACGAGAAAATTACCGATATGACAAAGCTTAAAAAAATCCGTATAGAGCCTTGTTCAAGACTTGTCACAGCTAAAGACAACCGACAAGTATCATTGTCGGCTGTTCTTTTTTATGACTGTAAAAACAGCCGTCCTAAAAATCAGATTTTCAGTCAGGGACAGAAGGTCATATGGAACGGCACTGAACACATTATCGAAACTATTGAACCGCTGTATGACGACAATAAGCTGCATCATTATGAATTGGGGCTGATATAATGGCAGATGTTAAGGTTACTCTGAATACAAAAGGAATTGAAGATCGTTTTTTAAAACTGCATAAAAAGGCTCAGTACGCTATGTCTCAACAAGCTCTTAAAGATTGCAATTATTATTGCAAGCAAGATCAGGACGGACTTATCAGCAGCAGTATTATGCACAGTGATTTAGAAAACGGTGCGCTTATATGGAAAACGCCTTATGCCAAAAAGCAATATTACCTTGATTCAGCTTGTAAAGATAAGAATCCCAACGCCCAGAAAATGTGGGCGCACAAAGCCGGCTCCGAACACAAAGAGGACTGGCTGGCTATATATGACAAAGTATTCAAAGGAGGGCGGTAAATGGAAGTGCAGACACAAGTATTGCAGGCAGTTTCAAAATTTTTAAATATTCCTATAGGACAACTACCCGAAAAGGGCGGTACTGTAATGGAGCTTGCCCCGTCATCAACTCCCAGAAGATTTTTTAACGGGGAAAGCTATGATCAGATGTCGGTGCTCATTTTATCAAAAGGTAAATCACAGAAAACTACTCTCGAATCGCTTAATACTGCATGTAATAAATGCAGAACGCTTAATCTGCCAAGCGGTGAAAAATGGCAGATAAAATTAATTGAAATTTCTACCTGTCCCAATTATGTTGGGCAGGAAAAAAACTCAGACGGCATTATGTGGATTTATTCCTGCATTCTGACCGTCAATTTTTATAATATGGAGGGATTTAAATGAATACAAACGGTTCTGTAAATGCGGCTGACTTGTCACTCAATTATGAATATCAGCTTATGGTAAGGACAGGATTCAGCGGCGGTCCCGGCGGCGGAGCAACAGAAAATTATGCTCCGGTAGCAGTCGGATTCGATAATATTACCGAATCTTTGAACGAAGTACTTTATCAGTCGGGATTTATTTCTGATAAAGGCTGGGGTTCTTCTTATGTCACCGGTGGGCAAATGATAGTAACACTTACAGGTGTACGGGTTAAAGGAGACAAGGCGCAGGACTATATTTTTAGTGACGAAGTAATGTACGGTTTTGGAAAGGCACGAGAAACAGCTTTCAGAATGATTCTTCCCGAAGGTGATATGGTTGAATGCTCGGCAACTCTTGCTAAAATAACACGCTCAGGGGGTGCGGCAAATCAGCCTACCGCTATTTCAGTTGAAATACATTTCAATGGCGAACCGACATATACAGCCAAGGAAGATATAACAGAATAACAGAAAGGAATAATTATGGCTTATCAGATAAAAAAAACAAACCGTATTACCGAGGACGTAGAATTCCTCGGTGAAAACGGCGAAGTAGAATTGACTGTAAAATTAGACATTGACGTTGAAAGAATTGCAGGAGATTTCCGAAAGGCTCAGATTGCGGTTATGAACGCTGAAAAAGCCGCCAAGGAAAAGCAAACGGATGAAATGCTTGAAACATACGGTAAAGCTATTGTTGAATTTATAAGACTTATTTTCGGTGATGAAAATACGCAAAAGCTTATTAAATATTTTGACAACAGATATATTGACATGCTGCTCCAGACAATGCCGTTTATTTATGACGTTGTAGTACCTAGCATAGAAAAAAGCGTCCGTCAGAAAAAACAGCTTATAGCCAATAACAACACTTTTTCCAGAAAACAGCGCAGAAAGCTAGGATTAAAATGATTGATATTGCAAAACCGTTAACAAATTTTGTAATATACAACGGCAAAAAAATAAAACTTAACATTTCATTCGATACCGTTCTTAAGATGTACGACATTTTTAAGGACGGTATTCTTCTGGAGCAGGAAAAAGCACAGTTTGCCCTTGCCTTACTTGTAAAGGGCAGCAAAATACCGGATTTCAAGGTACTTGACATAATTTTCAAGGAGCAGATTGAAACTTTTCAAAGACAGTCAAGCAGAAATCAGTTAAGAGTTGTAGATTTTAAGCAGGATTCTTCTTATATCTACAGCTCTTTTCTTATGGATTACGGTATCGACCTTATAGAACAACAAGGAAAATTACACTGGCAAAAGTTTATTTCTCTTTTTCAGGGACTTTCTGAAAAAACAAAAATACGGGAAGTTATGTCCATACGTGCAAGACCTCTCCCCAAGCCTGACAAGCATAATCAGGAGTATATTCATTCGCTTATGGAACTTAAAGCTTATTACGCTCTTGAAATATCGCAGGAAGAACGAGAACGTAATTTTCAGGAGGGCTTGAAACGCCTTGCGGAAACGTTAATAACAAGAGCAAAAACATAAAGGCAGGTGATCATTATATATGGCTGACGGCGAAATTTTATACGAAGTCAGGGCAAGTTTAGATAAGTTAAGAGAGGATATGCTTTCGGCACAGGACGAAGCGAAAAAAGGCGGAAATAAACTTGCCGATATTGCTAAAGCAGGCGGAAAAGCAATCGCCGGAGGATATGCCGTTATAGGCGGCGCTGCCACAGCCTTAGGAGGGTGTGGTATAAATCTGGCTAACGATATGGATGTTGCTTTAAATTCGATAGCTGCAAAAACAGGAGCGACTGATGCCGAAATGCAAGGGTTTAGAGATACTCTTGAAAGTATCTATCAAAATAATTATGGTGACAGCTTACAAGACGTTGCTGATGTCATGTCAGTTGTAAATCAGCAATTTGGGGATATTAGTCAAACTGATATGTCAACCCTTACAGAAGCGGCTTTTGCTTTTCAAGATTTATCGGGGTATAGCCCCGAAGAAAGCTTACGTGCCGCAAATACATTGATGAATCAATTTGGTTTAACAGCTGAAGAAGCCTATAATCTCATGGTTCAAGGAATGCAAAATGGACTTGACTTTTCAGGCGAATTTCTTGATTCTATCAACGAATATTCAGTGCAGTTCAAAAAAAACGGTTATGATGCCGAGGGTATGTTTAACGTCTTAAAAGCTGGAGCAGAAAGCGGCGCATGGAATCTGGATAAAATCGGTGATGCTGTCAAGGAAAATGCAATCAGAGTTATTGACCTATCTGATTCAACTACTGCGGCATTTGAAGCATTAGGACTTGATGCAGACGAGACAGCAGCAAAATTCGGCGCAGGCGGCGAAAGTGCAAATAAAGCATTACAAGAAGTATTGCTAATGCTATCAGCAATTGAAGACCCTTTGGAACGTAATCAAATAGGTACAGCTCTTTGGGGCACTATGTGGGAAGATCTCGGCGGCGATGTTATCATGAGTACCGGAGACATATCCGATTCGTTTGATAAAACTTATGATAGCATGAAAGAAATACAAGATATCCAATATGACGATTTAGGTTCAATGCTTGAGGGTTTAAAGCGTTCTGTTGAAATGCTTGTACTGCCGTTAGGCGAAGCTCTGATACCTGTACTGACTGAACTTATTGAAGAAGTTCTGCCGGTTATACAAGAAGTTTTACCGGACGTTATAGAGGCATTTGAAACATTTTTAGAACCTGTATTACAACTTGCAAGCGAAGCATTGCCCGGTATTATAGACGGATTTTCACAGCTTATGAGTGATGATTTAATGCCGCTTATGACAGAAGAAATACTTCCGGCGCTTAAAGAGGCTTTTGAAAGTCTGCAGCCTGTATTTGACCTGTTCAAAGATGAAATTCTGCCGTTGGTGGTTGACCTGTTTAAGGAACTAATGCCGCCGATTATGGAATTGATAAATAATCTTATTCCGCCTCTGGTTGACGTTTTTAATGCGCTGGCTGTTCCTATTATTGATTTTATAAGCAGCTTACTGCCAAGTCTTAAAAGCCTGTTTGAAGGAGTTGCGGACGTTGTTGACATGTTGTCCCCTGTAATTGCTTATCTTGCCGATATGTTTCAGGACAGACTTCAAACCGCATTAAACATAGTAAAGCCTATTGTCGAACATGTTATAACAGTATTCAAAAATATTATAGATTTTATAAAAAATGTATTTACCGGAGACTGGTCAGCCGCTTGGGATAACATAGTAAATATTTTTAAAAGCTGTTTTAATCTGATACCTACCATTGCCGAAAATGTTATAAACGGCGCTATCGGCGTTATAAACAGTTTAATTAACGGCGTAAATAAAATCACTGATAAAATTCCCGGAGACCCCATTGGTCAAATTCCGACTA